CTGCTTTGGCGGACCTCCATTCTAGTAAGTTTTCTAAACAAGTTTCGGTTTATGGGAGGAATGTTAAGTATTTGAATGAGTATGCTCGTACACTAGCGCCGTTGATGCCACAGGCGTTAGATTTGTTGTATCGCATTCTGGGAACAAAAAAATATTTTGGTAAGTATGAGTTTTCTCCTGATGACAAGTATGTTACTAGTATTTACCTAGGTGCGAGTTCAGGTGATGCGCCGGGTCCAGAATTGGAGACAAAGACATCGACGGGTATACCTATTTTTGTAAGTCCTCGTGGGAAGAAGTTTGAATCCCATGAACGAGCAGTTAAGAATGTCAATAGGATGTTGCGTGAGTCCGCGTTTCAGCAGCCCGTGTTGAGGAATAAAGCATGGGTCATGAAAGGAAAGGATGAGACTTATGGAAAGTACGATAAATATACCGAAGAAGATTATCGGAAGTATGCGGATAAATTTCGGTTTTTCGTTATACCTTCTGATGAAGAGTCCCTGGATGAGCGCGTTCTTTTTACATTGCGTCAAAATTTGGAGAGAGGGTATATTTGTATTGGTCATACCTGGTCTTATGGTGGGGCCGATCGTATTGCAGAGTTGCTATCTTATGATTGGGATAATCCAACATCTGCAGTATATTCTATGGGCGACTTAATTAACTGTGATCAGTCGTTGCATCGAGTGCTATTGGAGTTTTTTATAGCACATGGGGGCATATATTACAACAAGAAGGGTCCGTCGTGGTCCATTTACAAGCGGATGTTGAAGACTATCTTTGATTGGTTAATTACAAGAATTACACATGTTTATGCGGGGATATGGGTTATCGTTTATGGGGGTGTTCCCTCGGGTTCTGTTGTTACTTCTCATGCAGACTCTTGGGTGTCACTCTTGTTGTTCTGTCTATGGTGTTGTTATGAGATATCTCGAATAGTGGATGCTCAAGAGGCAATGCAGGCGACAGAGGCGTTGCTGCACTTTCAGTTGATAATGATAGTATATGGTGACGACTTGATTCATCGATGTCCAAGGTCGTTGGTACATGTGTTCGGGTTTACTCGTTACATTAGTTGGGCACGGCAATTTTTTGATATGCACTTTAAAGATATCAAAATAGATAAGCCTTTACTATCGGTTGTAAG